ATTTCCTAAATCTAAATCTGGAACACCTCTACGAATTTCTACTAAACCATCTTTAGCAGAACCTGGTAATCCATCTAAACCTTTTTCATCTTTTAAAAGTATTTTTATTCTTTTAGAATCCATACTTTCTGGATAATTAAATTTTTTTTCAAAAGTTTTTCCACCATCTCTTGAAATATATTCAGATAACGATTTAATTTTATCATATTGATATATTTCTTTTGGAACTTTTTGTCCATCTTTTGGTTTGATATCTTTATCGCATAAAACCAATTGCGTAGTTTGATGATTTGGATTTGTAACATTTGGTATTCTATTTGGATATACTCCATATCCTTGACTTTGTAATAAATATAGAGCTGTATCCATTTTATTTCTACTAATATTTAAACCATTAACATCATGTTCTGTATCAGCACCAACATCTATCATTTTATCTTCAGATACTCTTTTTTTCAAAAATTCAGCAGTTTCTTTGGCTAATAAGGTATTTTTTTTCGATTCAGCATTAAATAACTCTCTTATACTAGATTCATTTTTTTTCATTTCTCTAGCTATTTGAGAAGTATTCAAACCTTGATCTCTTAAACTTTCAGCTCTTTTTATTTCGGCTAATCTTCTTTCATTTTGAGATAAAGTTTTTTCATGACGATATTCGGTCATTGACATACCAAATTCTTTTTTTATATTTTCAGCATTTTCTTTCCAACCATTTCTTCTAAGTTTTTCTATTCTTCCAAGAAAATCTATAGAATGTTGGTAATCATTTCCTCCGCTACCCCATGGATATCTTCCAGAATGTCCTCCGCCTAAATGACCGACTCCATAATGTTTAATTATTTCTTCTTCAGTCATGGTGCCAGATCCAAAATATGAAGCTATTTCTTTAGCAATAGGGTTCATATCACACTCTCCTTTCGTCATCCATTATAATTTTATTAAGATGAACTATTTTATCCATTATTGGTACAATATCTTCTGCTGTTGGATTATGTACTAATACTTCATCATTTTGATATATTCGTAATTCAATATCAATATCGCCTGGTTTAATTTTATATTCCAAACAAAATAATGCGGCATAAATTTCTAATTGTTCCATTTTTGCTGGGTGAGATCCAGTTTTCAAATCATGAATTCTTAAAAAATTATTTCTAAAACAAATAGCATCAGTTGTTCCAAAAAAATAGTCTGAATAATACAAAACTACTTCTGGTGTCATTTTAAAACCAATTGCATCATTTACATAATTATAAATAGTCTTTTTAGAACGTGGTTGCTTTATTCCAAGTATGATGGTATTTTTAGCCCATTCATGTAAAGTTGTACCAATTTCAGCCGCTTTTAAATTTTGATAAACTTCCATCGCTTTAATATCATCATATCTTAACCAACTAGACTTACTAGCTCCAAAAGGAGCATGAAGTCCTTCTAAATTTTCATGCTTATTAAATATCATCTTAACATCCTTTCATATAAAATTATTTATTGAATATCTCTGTAAGTTCTTCTAAAACTTCTTTTTTATTTTCTGGATATATAAATCTAGAAAATGACATCTCGTTCATTTTGTTTACATAATATTCTTGATTTGGTTGCTTAGAAGCATTTTTGCTTCTCTTATTTTCCAAAGTTGCCCATTTATTTTTATATAATATTAATAAATCAGGTATTCCTTGAATTTGATTTGCATCTAATTTAGTCACGATGCAACCTGGAAATTTCTCTTTTAATTCTTTTTTCAAATCAGATTGAAATTTACTTTCTTTTCTCATAAAATATCACTCCTCAATGAAAATTAAAAAGAGAACGTGATTGCGAAAAAATAAAAATGCAATCTTTAATAACGACACATTATATTTTTTCTCTTTCTCTCCATAAAAGGGCATGATTATGACGCGACTAATAAACAGAATATAAATCATCTACATGACAATGCAAAGCATTAGCTATTTTTTTTAATATAATAAAACCAGGTAAAGCTTCACCATTTAAGTATTTACACACCATACTTTGACTAGTTCCTATATTATAAGCTAATTCTTCTTGTGTCACATTTTTTCTTCTCATTAATTTTGATAATTGAATTGTAAATTCTTTTCTCATTTGTTCAGTCGTTAACGCTTCAGAAACATATGGTATATATCTTCTAGTATTATCGAATGTATCAAACAATTCTCGTTGATTATTTTTATAAGTAATTAATAAATCATATTCATTCATTGCTAAATAAGATTTTACATCATTTTTATCAATATCCGGATTATGTCTAAGTACTTCTAAATATAATTTATCGTTCATTATTAACCTCCTTTGTAACAACATTGTGATTATTATCAAAATAATATCTATAAACTAATTTTGTTAAATTTGGATTTATTTCTGGCTTATGTTTATCTTCTGGTTGATACATAATACATTGAAAAAGTGTACTATATGGATCTTTCCAACACTCAACAATATTCTTTACTTTTTTGCCTTCAACTTTCATAAAATATACCTCCGCCCGGTTTGCCCACTTTTTTTTGGCATTTCTTTATAATTTTGTAAAATATATACTTTAGTAATATTTTTAACTTTTTTATACAATTAAGAAAAAAAACCGGGCAAAGTGGGCAGAAGCTCTAAAACCATTATATATCAACGGTTTCCCGTGCCCACTTTTACTAAAAAAGTTGGCCATTTGCCCACTTTTTTTGGCCACAAACAAATTTTTTAAAAATCATTAATAAAATTTTTAAAACAAAAGTGGGCAAAAGCCCGGTTTTGGAATATAAAAGTGGGCAGAAAAATGACTATTCTTTAACCGATTTATTTAAAATTTCTTCTATTTCTCCATCTTTATACTGTCTATTTTTATATGGAGTATCTAATTGTTTTTCAGTTTTATGAATCTCATTCATCAAAAATTTTCGATTAGTTGATGATAAAAGTTTATTTTTCTGTTCAGAATATTTACCAAGAATTGTCATATCATTTTTAATTTTTCTTCTTTCAACTCTTAATCTTTTTAACAAAACAATATATTTATAAGCCCATAATATACTAATTTTATTATACTCAATATAGTGTAATAAATCTTGAGTTTTCTGATCAACCTCTGATAATTTACCAGTTAAACTTTCATAATATTCATCTATTTCATCTAAAGATTCAGTTATTTGATGAAGTTGTTTTATCACATCTATCATTTTCGTCCGTACCACCTTTTCTTAACCTGTCAATCTCATCATAAAGGTCTTCAAATTCTCCTAACATGTCATTAACTATCTCAGTAGGTATTTCATAAAATCCACCAGCTCGCCAATAACATGTTAGAATTTCTTCCCAATCTTTTCTAGTCATTAATTACTTCTATTTTTTCGATAGGAGATTGATCACAATCAGCTGTTGAATATATTCCAACTCTTTGTCCATAAGTAACTTTAACTTTCTTACCAATATATTCATAAGCTTCTTCAGCTAATTTAGGATCTTCTATACAATATTTCTCCTCTTTATTTTCAGTAGTTTTAATATAGAATGCAGTAGTATAAAAATGATTCTTATCGACACTTGTAACAGTACCCATAGTAGCTCCAGACTTTTTATCTATAACAACAAAAAATTGCCCAAAGAATATAAGAGCTATTAAATAAGCTATAACAGATCCTCCAAAGAATCCCCAATCTCTTTCAGAAATAGCCATAAAAGCTAAAATTCCAAACAATATAGTACAAATTAATAAAACTATAATTAATAAAATATCAGTCCAAACCATTTTACATTTCTCCAGTCATAAACATCATAATTCTTTGATAAAGACATTGCCTATATTGTATCATAGCTTCTAATTGTTTTCCCATTAATTGTAAATATGTATTTTGGTTTTGAGTTAGTTCACTATCTCCACTATTAAATTGATTAACATAATTTTGTAATTTAATCGTTTCCTCTACTAAACTAGTATACTCCATCAATAATCTTTCTTTAAACATATTTTTATCTTCTTTCATTTTATCCTCCTCATAATAATTATAAATATTTTCTTTAGGTTCAACCGCCATTTTATCTATAACTTCTGCTTCAGCGGCTTGCTCTTCTGATGAGAAATATTCTCCACCAAAATTATCAACTAAATTTCTTAAAGCATCAATTGAATGATCACAATTCATTATTCATCCTCTCTCATCCACTCTAAAAATTTTTCATCATTTAATAATTTTTCCCACATACCATTGTCAATAATAAATTGTTTTAAAATAGTATGTTCTCTAGCTTTTCCTAATAAAGTATCAAGTTTATTATAAATATTAAGACATTTTAAATATGTAGTTTTTAATCTTTCATAATTTTCTTCATCGAAATATTTATAAACTTGGTTATTAATTGTTATTGGATGTTTTAAAATATCAAGCGCTTCTTTTAATTCTTTTTCTGTTAAGTCCATGTTTTACCTCCATTTTTTGTATGCTTCTAACTAAACGTAATCTAAATTCTTCTCTTTCACATTTATGATCATGCTCTAATTGACGTAGGGGGTCATAATAGATTCTACCCCCACACCAGGTACATAAAAAATATCCTTTGAGATTTTTATTACGTCTAGCATTAGTTATTGTTATGAAATGTCCACATCGACATTTTCTACGTTGATTAATTTGATTTTTTGCAATAACATCATTTGTTTTTTTATAATCCATTTTACACACCTCTTTTAAATTATTTTATAAACACCCCCTCAACCATTATTTTAAAAATATAAATAAATTATTCTGTAACTTT